TTTATAGACGATGACGGTAATTCGCAGATACAAGAAGCTAAAGAGCACGAAGAGATACAGCGTGAAAAGAAAAAGGGTGCCAATGACCCAAAGGCTCTTGACCAGTATACAGCAGAGCATCCGTTCACTCCGCAAGAAGCAACGCTGCAAGTAACAGCTAATCTCTTCGACGTCACCTCACTCAAAGAACAGTACAACAAAGTAAAAGCTCATGACTTGCACAAAGAGGGAACAGCCGGAGTACTGTATTACAACAAGGACAAGAAAATAGCATTTCGCCCATCTCAAGAAGTCACTCCAGTCCTTAAGTTCCCGCACAGGAAAGGAGATAAGACAGAAGGGGCTGTAGTCATGTACGAAGCACCGTACTCTACTAAAGAAGGGGAAGTCCCACACAATCTGTACTTTGTGTGCCATGACCCATACGCACAGGAAAAGTCTGGGTCTAACGAGTCACTTGGAGCTGCCTTTGTAATGAAGCGCCCAAACAACGTATCTAAACCTGATGACATAATTGTAGCTAGCTATGTCGGACGCCCGAAGACACAAGATGAGTACAACCGTAATCTATTTATGCTCGCGGAGTACTACAACGCCAAGATCGGATTCGAAAACGATCGTGGTGAGCTCATTGCTTACGCGAAGAGATATCGCAAACTTCATAAGTTACAGGAGGAGTTTGAGATGCTGGATAAGAAAGAACTCAAATCCAGGAACGTACGACGACAGTACGGAATGCATATGACCGAGCAACGTAAGAGGCAAGGTGAGCTATATATAAGAGACTGGCTGATTACCCCTCGCCACACAGACGAGGACGGAAAGACAACACTTAACCTACACAGAATATACGATACTGCTCTTTTGCAGGAACTAATTAAGTTCAATCATAAAGGAAACTTCGACCGTGTTATGGCACTAATGGTAGGGATGTACCATACCAGAGAGCTATATAATAAAGAGGTCGTGGAAATCCTTAAGGATGGGGCTGCAGATGAGTGGTTTGATCGTATATATCAATAATTTTGTAAGACATGTATGGACAAGCGAACCTCCCTAAACAGCGTATTCCCAAGTCACAGAAGACGAAAAAGTGGAGGGAAGAATGTGTGGAAGCTTACATAGACTTATCTAAGTTCGGAGTCAGTGAACGGAGATCATATCTAAAGTCACTGTACGACTATTACAACGGAGTTATCGATGAACAAGACTACCGGTATGTGCTTAAGCCGTACGGTAAGACTAGGAATAACTTCCCATCTAAACTTAGGAACTACCCTATCATCAAGCCTATCATAGACTTGCTGCTCGGAGAAAAAGCAAAGCGACCTCTGAACTATACAGTAACTGTTACTAACTCTGATAGTACATCTATTAAAGAGCAGGAGAAGCACGCCATGCTTATGAATATGGCAAATGAGATGTTTGCTCAAAAGATGTCTCCGCAAGAACAGCAAGGGCAACAACAACAGTCCCCGAAGCAAATAATAGATGAGTTCGAAAGAACCTATGTAGATAGTCGCGCACTAAAAGGTCAAGCTGCTATCAATTACATAATGCAGAACCAAGAAGTTAAAGACAAACTTCTAAATGGATTTTTTCACTACTTGGTTACTGGGGAAGTATACTCTCATAAAGGTGTAGTACGTAATGATCCATTCTTTGAGATACTTAATCCTCTAGACATAGACTACGATAAAGATCCAGATCTTGAATTTGTAGAAGATGGGGATTGGGCTATTGTACGTAAGTACGCGCATGCATCTACAGTCATAGACATCTTTGGGGAGTCCCTGACAGACGAGCAGATACTAGAGCTAGAGAACCCACAGCAGACATCAGCTGATTCTTATTTGCTGTACAGGGCAGAAGCTAACGGTAGTGATGAAAATATCTACCGCAACAGACTCGTAGAATGCATTACTGTATACTGGAAAAGCAGAAAAAGAATAGGATTCCTGTCCTATCCCGACCCTATGACTGGGAGTATGGAAGAGATGGTAGTTCAGGAAGGCTACAAAATGCCTGCGAAGTATAGAGAAATAGGGGCTAAGATAAGATACGAGTGGGTCAATGAAGTATGGGAGGGCACACGTATAGATGGGAGATTCTATATAGACATAAACCCCATAGCTAATCAAAGGACATCCATGGACAATCCGTCCAAATGTAAGTTGCCTGTAAATGGGAGAAAATACTCAGACATAAACTCCGATAATATATCAGTAGTAAGTCTAGGTATCCCCTATCAGCTGAACTACAATATCTTCAAGTATCGTATGGAACTAGCTATAGCTCGCTCCAAAGATATCATAGCTCAGTTCGACATCAACATGATCCCCAAGAAGTGGGACATGGACAAGTTCATGTACTTCGTAGAAGGTACAGGTATTGCATGGGTTGACTACAACAAAGAAGGTATACAGCTATCTCCACAGCATCAGTCTGTGTTGGACATGTCTATTAAGACAATAGACCAATACCTGCAACTGCTCGAGTCCATACAATTAGAGTGGGAAAAGATATCTGGAGTCAACAGACAACGTCAAGGTGGTATAGGACCATATGAAGGAAAAGCTGTATCACAACAAGCTATTGTACAATCATCTCATATAACCGAAGATTTATTTAGAAAATATTCTAGGTTCGAGCAAAGAGAACTGCAAGGTCTACTTGATTATTCTAAAGAAGCCTGGGTGAATGGTAAGAAAGGTATGTACGTCATGCCTGATACTACGATACAGATGTTTGACCTCTCATCGATGGAATTGATGGAGTCAGAGTTCGGAATCTTTGTGTCTGACTCTGGGAGAGATCAAGACAAGCTTGAACAAGCAAGAGCTATTGGACAATCAATGGTGCAGAACGGAGTACCAGCATCTGCAGTGCTTGATATGTTTGATACTGAGAACTTTATCGGCCTTAAGGATAAGATTCGCAAAGCAGAGAAAGCTCAAGAAGAATTGCAACAAGCTCAGCAGCAAGCACAGCAAGAACAGCAGCAACAGCAAATGCAGATGGAGCAGCAGAAGATGCAGATGGAAGAGCTTAGCAAAGACAAAGACCGTCAGGTTGATATTGAGGTAGCGCTTATAAATGCAGAAGCACGAGATCAAACTGACAAGTTGCAGATTGATATGGAGAAGATGATGCGAGACTTTGAAATAAAAGAAAAAGAATTGCAACTAAAAGAAAAAGCGCTTTTCACTGAAGGTGATACTGAACCTAACGGGGTATGACAAACAAAGAGCGTAGAAATATTGTAAATGACGCAAAAACTCGTGGATACACGGGTAGTTACGTAGATCTTTTTAAGGAAGCTGCATTAAATCCTACAGGAACACCAACTCCTGATAATGTAGCAGTAACTCCTCAAGAACAAGAAGCAGGGCTGAGACCATACCACGATGCCGGGGATACGAACGCATCTATGGCATTCAAAGATGTGCCTCCTAATACCCCATTCAATACAGTCGGAATGAAGAGGCCGATTGATATTAAAAAGTATGATAAGCAGGGACACCTCGTAAAATCATGGAACAGCGTTCCCCCCGGCATCCAAAATCTCGACACTGGTCCAAATGCAGGTACAATAATTGAGACTCCTGCACGTATGCAAGAGGGCGGTCCTGTAAAAAAACAAGTAGGTCCTAGGGTACCTAAACAAGATACCCCAGTAAGATCTACTGAGAGTAGGAACTTAGACAACGACTCTACTTACAATACTAAAGGGTGGTTAGCTGCAGGTGCTCCCGGAGGGATAGACCCGGGAGACGGAGAGTTTCATGGGGCGAGTGTAGACCCAAACACAGGAATGTGGCTTAAAAGCAAAAATCATTCTACAGCCTGGAAGGAACACTTAGGAGCACAGCTTAGCCCTGACCAGTTCTTCAAAGAAAATATGGCAGTTGTAAACCCAGAAGGATACTTCGGGAATAACCAGCTGCAGTATGTTCCTAGGAAAAAACAACAAGTAGGAGGGTACAACCCGGGTGAGTATATGAATGAGATGCAGCCCAAAGTATTCCCGAATCAAAAAAGGGATGCTAAATGGGTCAAGTATACTACAGATCACGACTTTGCAGGGAGATTCCCAGGAGAAACAAGGAGCAACAGAGAGCTTGGGTTAGAAATATCTAATAGAAATACTGTTCCACTCGTCCCAAACCCAGATCTACAATCTGCAATTGAAAGTAAAAAAGTAAAAGCTCAGTATGGATCTTTTGTTGCCGGCCAAAAGCGAGACGAGCTAAATAAAAAACTTGCCGGAATGAATGCTGAAGACCGGGAAGCATACATGCAGACTGAGGAATACGATAAGGAGTTTAGGCAAACATTGGGACAATCAGAAGCTATTCAGTACGTACCATTAGTAGAAGGTATAACATTTGGAGCAGCACTTGCTCCATTAGCAGGACCAGCTTTTGGTCGTGCTACTACTGCGATTAACGAAGCTGCTGGAAGTTTGTATACAGCTGCAGGTGATGCTGTTGGGGCACTTACTAATACAATAGGCAGTACACGCGCAGGACAAGCTATGGCAGCAGGTAGAGATGCTCTTGCATCAAGTAGATTGGGACAAGCAGGACAAGCTATTTACAACTATGCCCAAGCGCCAGGTCAATATATTGCAAATTCCAGGCTTGGACAAGCTATGGGAACAGCGTACAATGCTCCGATATCAGCACTAGGAGGTCAAAGTTTTAAAGGAGCAATTAAACCCTTTATGACTTGGTATGGTCTGACTCAAGGTGACGATGTTGTTAGAAAACTATCAGAAGGAGATATAACAGGAGCTGCAAGTTCTGCATCAAAAATGCCAGGTTTGGGGGGAGCCAAAAATGCTGTTACTCAAGCAATCAACACGGCAAAAACAATAGGGTACTTAGATGATAGTGCTACTGCTGCTGTTAATATAGCTTCAGGAGAAGCAACTGTTGATGACGTTTTAGATTTAACAAAAAGCACTCCTGGTACAAGTGGAATTAGATTCGTAGGGAACACCGCAAAGAATGTAGTCGGGAATGATGCAGAGGAAGATGTATCTATAAACGTAGAACCTCAGTTAAAAGAAAAAGAACCTAGGGGCAGAAGTGAGCGGTATGATAGAATGGGAAATGTAGTTACTGAATTTGAGTTTCAGGAAACTAGCGAGGGAAGAAGAGCTCCTCAACGTGCTCAAAGAAGTTATGATCCTATGACTTTAGGAGGGTACAAAAAACGACCAGTGCGATATAATAATAATCGCTATAAAAAATACTTTAATAAAAGCAAGCCATAAAACACTAAATACCTTTGTATAATGACAGACCCAAACGACAAATTAGATTTCAACTCGATATCGTTCGATGACGTTATCGGTGACGGGGCACCGGGCCTTGACATAGTTGAAGAAACCTTGCCTCAAGAAGTTGAGGAAGAAGAACCTATTGACAACGAACTAGACGAGGATGCTAGGGGGTATGGGGACGAAGATGATGATGATGATGATTATCACCGCCCAGAAGAAGAAACTTACGTAGAAGATGGATACGAAGATTCAGATCCCCCAATAGCACATCAAATTTCTGATATTCTAGGCTACGAACTTGAGAACGAGTACGACGATACAGTTGAAGGCCTGACAGAATATGTAAGAGATATTTCTCAAGAAGTTGCAGAGGAACAGCTAAATGAACTGTTCGAGCAATTTCCAGAAGTTCAACGGCACTTAGACTATGTGCTTGCAGGAGGAGAGTCAGATCAATTCTTTGAAGCACATAATCCGCAGAACGATTTCTCAAATCTGCATATGTCTGAAAGAGATACCATGACTCAAAAGGCTGTACTGTCTCAGTACTTCCAGTACAAAGGTCATGACCAAGCTTTCATTCAAGATATGCTGGATGACTATGAAGACAGTGGTAAGCTCTTTGATAAAGCTAATCTTGCCAAAGAGTCTCTAGCACAAGTGCAGCAACAGCAACGTGAAGAGATGTTCGAACAACAACAACGACTCTTTGAACAGCAAGAAGCTGAAAGAGAGCAGTTTTGGGATGGGGTAGCAAATACACTTGAAGAAGGACGAGAGTTTGCAGGGATTAGAATTCCTGACAGAGATAAGTCTACATTCTTTGAGTATATCTCTGCACCTATAGATGACAGCGGTAGAACCCAACGAGACATAGACTATTCAGAAGCTGATATGGATATCAAGCTTGCAATAGACTACTTGATGTTTAGCGGGTTTAACCTAGAAGATATTATTTCTACAAAAGCTAAGACTGAAAGCGCACGCAATTTGCGTGATCGTATTGTCTCTAACCAAGAGAGAGTACGTAATGCTAAAGGTCAAAGCAGAAGTAGACAAACAGCATTTGATCCAGACAATCTGGACATAAACGCGCTTTTTCAATAAGCAACCTAACTTTTAAATATAGACAATCATGGCTTTGATGCAAGTACTGAAAACGTACTATAACGATTCGCAGATGACCGACACAAACTCGTTGGTTAATGCATTGATGGAGAAACCCGAAGAACTCTCCCCAATTATCACGCACTTGGCTGGACGTGAAGAGAAGAAGTTTCCGCTTTCTTTTCTGACCGAAGGGGTTGGAAACACACGCTCGATCAACCGTTGGGAGTACGAGTACCGTGTTAAAACTCATGAAGTCAACGTCCGCCCGGTCGTTAGTGTTAAACAAATAGCAGCTGGTGGCGATACCGCTATTGGTGCTAGTGGATCTACCTTCAAGGTAGTGTTCCCCGACAAGTGGTTCATCTTTCCTTACACGCTCGTCTCCCAATCTGGTGAGCTTGCGCGTATCATGAAAGACCCTGAGCCTGTTGGTGATGGATATGAGTACACCCTTCAGTTGGTTAAGCCCAATGCAGGTGGACTTAGTGCAGCTGCAGGTGGTGACCTTGCTACTGGTGCTCTCTGGGGTATGCTGTATGCTAACGTTGGAATCGACTTCTCAAGAGGTAACGCTTCCAACTGGACAGCACCTGGCCTCGTCCGGTCTAAGATTGGAACGATTCGTAAGTCCTACCAGTTCTCTGGTAACGCAAAGGACTACGTTGCTGAGTTCAATCTCCCGACCAAAGAAGGTTCTTCCACCAAGTTGTGGATGGACTACGAGGAGTAC